TCTGATCTGGTACTTTTTACTAGCTTCCCTGAACCATTGCTGCACCAGTTCATATCGCACGTATTCACCCGGCACAATGGTCAGCAGCCCCTGCATAGCCCATTCGTAGTAAGGAATCTTTTCATTGTCGGCCAGCACCTTCTTTTCGGGAATCCAGGTATGGCCCAGCCAATAATAAGCGCCATCCTCCAGCGCAAACTCCAGCGCAGCTGCGGTGAAGTCCTCCGTCATGGAAAGGTCAAAACCGCCGTAGCAATCACGGCCCAGCAGGCTGTTTTCGTCAATTACGCGGTTGTTTCGCTTCAATACCTCAAAATCCACAAATTTGGCTTCGGCGTTGTTCGTGAATATGTTCAGCTGCTTGCAGATAAAGTCACTGCGTTCCTGGGGGATATGCTTGCATCGTTCCCAGTCACCCTTCAGCTGCTCCAGATCCAGCAGCACGCCGATGGAAGGATTAGCCTTGATCCACTTGCTCCAATCATTGACGTCATCTTCTGCGTCCAGTTCACAGATGAATGTAAACATTCTGTCGGCAACATCCTCGCGCAGCTTGCCGGGAATCATGGCGTCGGTGAACAGGGTATAAAAGTGCATCAGCGGACCGTCCAAAACCGTGCCCATGGTGGTTATGTATAGGGCAAGCGGCTGCCGGCGTTTGTTCATACCGCGCTTGATAACGTTGATCAGCTTGAAATTCAAAAAAGCATGGATCTCATCGAAGATGGCCATGCTTGGGTTCAAACCATCCAGCTTCCGGCTGTCGCTGGCGCGGTGCTGAATGGAGCCGTTTGTCCGGTCATAAAAAATCGCATTCCGCAGCACTCTGAAGCGGGATGCGATTTTGCTATTTTTAATTTGGGTTCCGCATTCGTTGAATACGATGCCGGCCTGCTCTTTGGAATTGGCCAAAAGGTACACATCGGCGCCGCGTTCATCATCCTTGCTCACGCCATATACGCCATTGCCGGATACCAGGGTAGACTTGCCGTTGCCGCGCCCGACGACGATCAGCCCTTCATTGAATCGTCGAAGCCCGGTTTCTCTGTGCACCCAGCCATAAAGGTTGGCTTCACAGAACACCTGCCAGTCCATCAGCTTGAAGCTGTCATAGTCACCCTTGGAAGGCGTCAGGTAACGCTCCATGAAGGTGATCGGGCGCTCAGCCTTTACCGGGTCAAATATCCATGGCCAGCTGGGGTCCTTTTCGCTGCGTTCCAGATCCCGGAAGAATCTTTCACAGGCCATCTTCACCTTTTTACAGGCGATGATATCTCCATCAAGAACCCCATGCGCATATCGGTGTACCCGTGCGATTATTTCAGAAGTTGTCGAAGCCTGCGTCATCTTCCAGATCGTCGGGCTGATCCTTCTGCTTAGCAATCAGGCCCAGGGCCTGCATCGTGCGTCGCTGCTGATCCGTGAGCTTCATAAGCATACTCACGCTCTTATTCTCGCGCCAGTAATTCTGGCGACCGTTCCGGGCCATTTCACCTAGACCGCGTTTGGCTATATCATCGCGCAGCTGCTGCTTCAGATCTTCATTGCGAACAATATCTGCAATCAGAATGGCATGCTGCGGTCGCAGCAAATCCAGGCCGCCCAGCTCTTCTGCCAGTGCATTAAAGCGCTGCGCAGCCGAAGCATTGCCCGGAAAATAATCACTGCCGGTCACCACTCTTGTGGAAGCGGCATTCGGATAGTTATCCACAGGGTTTTCCACAGGTCTATTCTCCTTTACACTTTAATGATCCGTACGCCAATGGGCGCTGGTGCAGCTGCGCTTGCCTGCGGCTGGCCCTTTTCCGGATGCCGTTTGTTGTGGCATGGATCGCACAGGGATATCAGGTTATCCAGCTGCAGTTCCAGCTCCGGGTATTTGTCGCGGGGCAGGATGTGGTGGACCATTACTGCAGCCCGCAGACGGATTCGTTCTCCACGCTGCTTGGCTGCCAAGCAGTCCTGGCATATGTAATGATCGCGGTCCAGGGCAGCCTTGCGGACACGTCGCCAGGGCTTCCCTTTATAAAAAGGGTCCGTCTGCTTTCCGTAATACATGCCACGCGCTCCAATCAAAAAGGGCAAAAGCGTCAACGTTGGCGCTTTTGCCCTTGCGGTTCTATTTGCAAGTGTAATGATAGCACACTTCGGGAGGAACATCAACTTCCATCACCGTTCATCAGCGTCCAAGTTTTTGGCCGCTTGTGCGATATCTGAAAGCCCATCCGGCATAACTGTAACCGGAATATGTTTTCCGTCCCACCATGTAAACTGGATTTGACGGCAGATGCCTTCAGCCTCCCGCTGCATCCGGCGGATTGTGGTCACGCTGTAGCCCAGCTCCTCCCCACAGGTACGCTGGCTCTTGCTCTCCAGGTACCGGCGGCTCATAACGCCGGCAAGGTTGGCTGGCAGCGTTTCCAGCAGGTACACGCAGCAGGCCAGGTCGTTTTCCTTCATCACCTTCCGGGCCTCCAACTGTCGTTCCAGATCTTCAACAGTTCCCATATAATCCAGCAAGCGCACGCTGGCGTCACCGGATCCGCCGCTGCTGCCGGAATTCTGCGAAAGCGGCCGCGCTGTGGTGCCGGTTGCCAAGGCGCGACGCCGGTCTATTTTCTCTTGTATATCCAACAGTTCGGCGTCTGCAGCCTGGAACCGTTCAAACACCTCCAATGCGGTCACGCTTTCACCTCCTACGGAAAGGGAGTTTCATCCAGATCAACGTCCGTAAATCCGCCGTTGTTGCCATATTCCGGGGGAGGATTATCATTCGGCGGAATCTGATCGCCATCCGACTGCTGCCCCTTGGGCGTCAAAAAATGCACTTCCCTGGCGGTTACTTCCAACGATGCACGGGCCTGCCCGCGCTCGTCTGTGTAAGCATGGGCACGCACCGCACCTTCCACGCACACCTTCTTACCCTTGCTCAGGTATTTTCCGCAGCGATCGCCCAGCATATCCCATGCGCTCACCCGGAAGAAGTCCGCCTGCGGATGATCTCCTTGCTTCACAATACGATTCACAGCCACCGTGAAGTTCACCACTACACGTCCATCTGCAGTTACGCGCTCTTCAGGATCGCGGGTCAGATTGCCAATGATTATCAGTTTATTCATGCTTTCCTCCGTTTCGGTTCTTTCTTTTTTCGGTCGGTACCTCTTCCCAGCGGAAGGTATAGCCTATCAGATCAAAAGGTTTTTTGATAAGCCCCTTGCATCTCTTAGTTACGCATGCCAGATCAATGTGATTTGCAGTTGCAGCTTCACGGGCACTGTTGAATAGCGCTACTACATTACCGGCGGCATCTACCATTTCAACCGATTTGCGAGTGGCGCGTGGACCGTTAATTCGGCACAGCTCCAATCGGTCAATTAGCCCTACGTTTCCCAAATAATCGTCGGTACATATACCGTTTTTGTGGTAATACACCATACCGGGCGGCGCCGGGCCTTTCCAGGCAGAAGTCAACAACGAAAAACGCAACTTGAATATCTGCTTGCCATTCAACCTCAATGGGACGCATGCCCTGATTTTATTCTTTGAACCGGGGAATCCGTTGCGAATATATGGTTTCACAGAAGAAACGTGTCCGCTGGGCCATACATGCCGAACATCACCGGCACGGCTGATCTGGTATTTGCCGTCTGTGCCGGGAATGTCCCGCCAGAAGTCATCCTGCATAATCATTTCGTTAGCCATGGCGATCAATCCAGCTCTTTCTTCCAGCTTTCATCATGGATAATATCCCGATATACACAGCCATAGCGGGGGATCTCCATGGGAGCCTTGATATCAAACAGAGCCTTGCGCAGTTTGCATCCGCGCACTTCAGCGTCGTTTTTCACGCACATGCCGCAGTTGGCGTCAATACAGCGCTTGATTACCACATCCAGGGCCTGTTCATGTACGAACTCCACACACTCCGCCTTGGTGGCCGGGTTGATAACCACGGCGCACTCGCCATGCTGCTCCAGCAGCTTCATCTGCTGGTAATGCCGCGGCGTCAGGGTGCTGTACAGCTGCCTCAGCAGCTTTTCAGCCAGGCTCACCATCAGGCGCCAATCGCGCCAGCCATTGGGAAACTGCTTCAAGCGGTCTTTCATCCCATTACTGTATTGGGCCGTTTGGTTGTAGAAGGCCAGCAGGTGCTGCAAAGCCTTGCGCTCACTGCCGCTTAACTCAGTAATCTTTATCGGTGTGTTTTCCTTTGACATCTTCAATCCCCCTCATGTAATCGCTGCGCTGCAGCTTGTCCCACATCCAGGCGCAATGGGTACCCATCAAATCGCATTTGCGATCGCCGGGCAGCTCAGGATGGTAATATCCGCATACCAGACATGGGTTTCCCGTTTCTCCCACCAGCTGCATATCCATCACTGCGATCCGGCAGCGCTCAATGGCTGCATCCCGTTCAGCTTTGTATTGTCCAATGGCCCGGATCAGCATTTCTTTTGCCTGAAACAGCTGATCACGGTTGTCTTGCATAACTTCCAATCCAGCTTCCGTCCGGATAATGGCCGCCAACGCTTCAGCCTTCAGAAGCTGGATCCCATCGCAATCCTCGCAACTCTTTCCATACGGGCAGGCTCCCTCTGGCGCATCCTTATTGCTTGCACAATATATCAGGCCCGTTTTCACTTTTTCATTGTCGGTCATGTTTTTTCCACCTTCTATCAACTTCCAGAATCAGGAATCGTATCAGGCAATATATCACTTCAAGGTTTCCCTTTTCGCAGCAAAGGCGATATATGCACCGCTCACATTCTTTCATCGGTTGCATCACTCTCGGCATCCATCTTGAAAATGGATACCTCCTGAACCGTTCTTTTGATTCTTTCGCCGCTGTTCAGTACCTTCTCATATTCCCTGGATTGAATGCGACCGGAAACGGAAATCGTATCACCAACGTGATACAGAGAAAGCAGCTTTGCATTTCCTCCCCAGGCGATGCAGGGGATGTAGTCGCTTTTGCTGTGTAAGCGGTTCACTGCAATCATCACATCGCATAGTTCCCGACCATATGGGGTGATTCGGTAGATCGGCTTTTTGCATACGAATCCACTGAGCTGCGCATCGTTCTGCGCATCCTTGGAAGCTTCGTCGGCTTCCTGTACATAAAGGGTTAAGGTCAGACGGTTTTTGCCGTCAACAGTCTTGGTATAGCTGCGCAGCTCACCCTTCAGCCGGATGGCATTATCCTGCAGGCGGGCAACATGTCCATACAGACGGCCAGGTACCGTTACCGATAGAATATCCTGCACACCCGAAAGCCGGGACACAGCAATGCTTCCGACAAACAGCTTTTCCCCGTGTGTTTCATGGCTTTTGCGCAACTCCTGCACAAACCGCCCACATACTTCAATCTGATTCATTTGTTACCTCCTATACCCGCTGCCATCGCGCCTGTCAACCTTAATCCCTATATCTGCCAATCCCCTAGGCCTGGGCATAGGAGGATGCTTGCGCATCAGGCCTGCTGCATTGCATCTTTCATAGCATCTGCGGTATTCCATGTAGGTGGCATCAAGCCGATACCTATCTATACAGGCATCAGGATCCAAAGCAAGGCATTGCACTGGGTATTCATATGGGTCTTTGATCCAACCACGCACCAGCACACGCAGCACCACAGCCATGGTTTTGCCGACGCAGCGACCACCTGGCATCCGGATCGGACTGTCCTTCAGAACAAATTCTTCCTGCCATCCATAAGGCGTGATTTCCAGCACCTTGCAGATCTTCTTCAGACGTCTTTTGTAATAAATCCGCCTGAACACTCCGGAAAGCCGGGAGCTGATGCTCCCCGGCTTTGCCATTCTCAACTTCTTAGCCATTCCTGGCGGCCTCCTTTGCTTTGATCTCCCGGATCTTCCTGAAATCATCCCATATTTCCACCTGCCGCATGGCCACCGGGTAATCACACCGGGGCAGCTCCCTGGCGGTGCTGATGCCGCAGGTATTCTTCACGGCGGCGCGGATCGCGCTGGCCATGGCCTTTTCGCAGCCGGCTGCGCGGTGCTTTTCGCAGATCACCTTCGCCCGGTCGCGGATGGCTTTATTCAGGGCCGCAGCCTGGGAAGGCGTAACCTTCGTAAGCCTTTTAACCTCTGCCTCCAGCCCGGCCATGCGCTCGTTGGTCATGCGCAACAGCATGGTTACATTGTTCAGTGCAGCCAACAGTTCAGCATTGCTTGCGGTTTCCAGGGCGGGCAGCTGCGGCCCGCCGTTCATGATCATCATATCGCCCATGGATCAGCCCTCCACGATAATGTGGGCATCCAGGGCAGCGTATGCGTTCTTTACCCAGGCATCCACATAGTCGATCTGCTGGCGGATCAGGTTGCGGCTCTTATTGTCCATCCGGCTCAGCTCCGGCCCCATGTGGGCCAGTATGCCGCAGCGCCCCAGGAAT